AGCTATACAGGCTGAATACTAAAAGGCTTTCAAGCACCAGCGCCAACACCAGCAGGTCCAGAAGGTCAGGGTGTACAGGATGTAGCAGATACTACTGGAGGTGGAGGTTCACAGATAGGTATGGGTACAGCACCACTACCTGAAGAACAAGGATTTACAGGCAATGCACCTCAAGCAGTTGGTCAATGATAAAGAATGTTACGAACAGTTTCAAGAATATATAGATGAACTAATTCATATGAGACAACGTGCGCTGGAAACAGCAAGTGAACCACATGTTATACACAGACAGCAGGGTGCAATAGATGTACTTAGAAAGCTCAAGCTATTGAGGGAGACAGTAAATGGCGCTTGAAGAACAAATGGCAATGAACTTTGGTGATGTACCTGACAATACAATAGGAGTAGATCCTGTATCAGGTAATGATATACCAATGGGTTCAACAGCAGAAAATGTACGAGATGACATACCAACTATGCTTAGTGAGGGTGAGATAGTTATACCTGCTGATGTAGTAAACTTTCATGGTGTAAAACTATTTGAAGATCTACGTACCGAAGCTAAAGTAGGATATGCTCAAATGGCTAACGATGGACGCATAGGTGGTCAGCCTATAGACGATAATGTTGACATGGGTATGAATATTTCACTTACATTAGAAGATTTAGAAACCTCAGACGATGCAGAGCCTGTTCAAATGAATAGAGGTGGTACGTCTATGGCTGACTACAAAGATGTTGCAAAGAACAGAGATATAAAACCTGCTAAACGTACTGCTCCACGAAAAACACATGAAGAAATAATGGCTTCTGTTAGAGGACGTAGTGATAGAAGAGACAGTTCTCCTGAAGCAATATCTGCTAGAGTTCAAGCTAGAAAAGACGATCCAAAAAATAGATATGAAAAGTTACGAAATCGTTTTAGAGATTTGTTTGATGATGATGACGATGATAAACCTAAGAGCAAAGCTAAATTAGATTTTGGCTTTGGTGGAAATCCAATGGAACGTGCAGCACGTAAATATGGATCTCCATCAGGAGCAGGTCAAGTAGATGCTCCTTACACAGTAAACTACAGAGAGCAGCCATTTTTTAAAGCACTTGTTCAGAACCTAAAAGAAGAATTAGGATTTGATGAAGGTGGACTAATAGAAGATACAAATCTCATAGGCGGTGAAGATCAATTTAACGAAGGTCCATATTACTCACAGAAAGGCGGCTTTGATATGGACAATGCCTATGCTGATTCTGGCACAGGCACAAGTGGTCCTGTATTAGAAATGCGTGAGTATATGAACGATGCTGGTCATAGAATATTTATCACTTTTATAGACGGTGTACCACAAATGGAAATACCTGAAGGGTATTATCCTGTAGAAGGTGAAGGTACAGTTGTAGCAACTACTCCTCCAATAGGCGGCGGTGGTGGTTCTGATATGGGTGATTCTGGAAGCGGTACTGATATGCCAACTCCAGAAGCTGTCAACTATAAAGAGTTGAGTATGGAAGAACTAACTGGACTAATAGAAGATCAAAAAACACTAGGTTCTAAGTTTATAAAAAATATAAATCCTCTTGTCAGGATAGCCATGTGGGATCAAACTAGAAGAACTAAAGCAGAAATAGAAAGAAGATTATCAGATCCTGCAACTTCTGAAGTAGACAAAATAAGACTACGTAATTTGCTTGAGCTTGCAAATAGAGATGAACCTGGTTTGATAAAAACTTTACTAGATAAAGTTACAGGTAGCACACTTGAAACAGCAGCAGGACAAATACCTGATCCTAAAGTACCTGACGTAGACTTTGATGATCCAACAGAGGCATATACACCAGAAGAACAAGAAGCAAGTACCACAACAACTCCAGGTGTAGATCAAAGCATTCCTCAAAGTGTAGATGCAGATGACTTTGATAAAATGCAAGACCAGTTTGATATAGAACGTATTGAAAGAGAAATGAAAGCTCAACCACGTCCTGCACCAAAAACAGCAGATAAACCAATAAGGCAAGAGTCTGATAGAGTACAACAGGCAAGAAGAAATACTCAAAAAGTAATGAAAGATATGAGAGACAGAGGTGCTTCAAGAGAAGAAAGAACTGAGTCACTAAAAGCAGCAGCTAGGACAGAAAATGTTTTGAGAGACTTGGACAGAGGTGTTGTCAGAGGTTTTGAAAAAGGTGGACTAGTAGATAAACCAGCAGTTAAAAAAGTAGTAAAAGGTTTAAAGAAAGCATCTAAGTCACACGCTAAACAAGCAGACCAATTAGAAAAAGCAATGAAGAAAAAATCCAAATAACTATAAGGCCACTCGGCTACGGCTGACCCCAACATAAGGAGAAAACAAATGGCTACAAGCGAAGAAGCAAAACCAAACCCTATGGTAAAACCTGCTATACCAAAAGTATTGATGGGCAGAGGTGGATACCTAAGTAATGAAGAACGCATCAAGAAAGATGAAGAAGAGCTTTTAGCTATGAAGAAAGAAGCACTTAGAGCTAAAGGAATAGAACCAGATGAAGAAAGTTCTGAGGATAAACCCAGTAGCGAAGAGCCTGAGGCTGAACCAGTACAGGCAGAGAGTGATACCAAACAAGAAGAAAAACCAGAAGCTAAAGCACAAGAAGAAGATGACTTAGGTGCAGAAGAAAAAAACTTCAAGAAACGCTATGGTGATTTACGTAGACACTCACAAAAGAAAGAAGAAGAGTTTAACGCAAAGATAGCAGCACTAGAAGCACAGCTAAACAAAGCTGCAAAGCAAGAGCTTGTGTTACCCAAGACAGATGAAGAGCTAGAGGCTTGGACTAAAGAGTATCCTGATGTTGCGGCTATCATAGAAACTATAGCTGATAAAAAGTCTAAAAATGCAGCAGAAGCTATAGAAGCTCGTATGGCTGAATTAGAAGAACTTCGCATAGATGCTCAAAAAGAAAAAGCAGAAGCTGAACTTGTTAAGATACATCCTGACTTTATAGAAATACGTGAAGACGATACATTTCATAACTGGGCAAAGGATCAACCTAAATGGGTACAGGATGCCTTGTATGAAAATGTTGATGATGCAAAGTCTGTAGCACGTGTAATTGATTTGTATAAAATAGATAAAGGTATTACAAACAAGAAGAAAGCTAAACCTGCAGAAAAAGCAGCAGCATCTTCTGTTAAAACAAAGAGTGCAGCAACGCCAGAGCCAGATGAGGCAGCAGGATATATTCGTGAATCAGAAGTAGCTGCAATGTCAATCAAAGAATACGAAAAGCGTCAAGAAGAAATACTGGATGCTCAACGTAATAAAAGATTTATTTACGATGTATCAAGAAAGTAGTTGACATTCTAAACATCGTAGATACAACTATAGCATATACACAACATTAGTGTGTATGCTTTAATCAAGCACTAGCCACACAAAAGACTTACCTCTACGTATAGGCCCAGCGCAGAGAGACAGCGCAGTCTCAAAGCATAGCTGACTACCCTAAAACAAAGAGCCTCTTCATGGTGGATATGTAGTGTTACTTCAACGCCATATCTATAAAGGAGATTTTAATTATGGCTATTACTTCAGCAAGTGGAGGTTTTGACGGTAACTTTAGCCCGATCATGTACTCCAAACAGGCGCAGATCGCATTGCGAAAATCGTCTGTTATTAGCGCAATCACAAACAACTCCTACTTTGGAGAGATTGCAAATCAGGGTGACGTTGTACGCATACAAAAAGAACCAGATGTAACTGTAAACGCATTACAGCGTCACACAAGTATATCTGTCGAGAAACTAGATGACACTGACTTCCAGTTAACCATCGACAAAGCTAACTACTTTGCTTTTAAAATGGATGACATCGAAGATCAGTTCTCACACGTTGACTTCGTAAGCCTAGCTGCAGACAGAGCAGCATATAAAATGGCTGACGCTATTGACGTAGATGTTCTTGCTTACATGACAGTACTGCAGCGAGTGGTCAATACTCAACTGCTGTATCAGGTACTGCACAGCACCCAACATCAGGTGAGCTAAATGGTGAATTTTTGAAAGTGAACCAGTTAGATATGTCTGACATGACTAACATTACAACTTCAGCTTCATCATCTACAACTGGTGACTCAATCCCTCTAGCACCTAGACTACCAGGCGCAACTTCAAAGGGAACTACAACTGCATCACCATTGCAGCTTATTGCAAGAATGGCTCGTCAGTTGGACACAGGCAACGTTGACTCACGTGGACGTTACTTGGTTGTTGACCCAATCTTCATGGAAATGTTGAAAGACGAGGACTCACGTCTTCTAAACTCAGACTTCGGTGGAGCAGGTCTACAAAACGGATTGGTTGCAGGAAACATTCACGGCTTCCGTGTACACGTTTCAAACAACCTACCAACAGACGGTACAGGACCAGGAACTTCTGGCACAACTGCACAAGATGACAACTTCGGTGTTATCCTAGCAGGTCAGGACGAAGCGGTTGCAACTGCAGAGCAGATCAACAAAGTAGAAAACTACAGAGATCCAGACTCATTTGCAGACATTGTACGTGGTATGCACCTTTACGGACGTAAGATTTTACGCCCACAAGCATTGGTCACAGCACGTTACAACGCTGCGTAATCATAAGATAAACTTAGAGGCTGCTTCGGTGGCCTCTTCGTGCATTTAACATAAGGACATTCTCATGGGTACTATTACTACAGCAATGTGCAACAGCTTCAAGCAAGAGCTACTTGGGGGTGTTCACGATTTAGACACGCACTCGTTAAAGCTTGCGTTAATAAAACCATCACCTACAGGCAACTTTAATAAATCTACAACTAACTACTCAGAACTAACAGCTAACTCAGATGAGGCTACAGGAACAAACTACAGTGCAGGAGGACAGGTACTTGATTCGCCTGTCATATCGATACCTTCGGGTTCAGATACAGCTATTGTAGATTTTGCAGATGAAGTATTCTCTAACCTGACAATTACTGCTGCTGGGGCTTTGCTCTATAACAGTTCGGCAAGTAACAAAGCAATAGCTGTATTTTCGTTTGGCTCAAACGTGGCATCGACAGCAGGTGACTTTACTGTTATCTTTCCTACAGCAGATGCATCCAACGCAGTCATACGTATAACGTAAAGGTAACACAATGGCATTAGTACTAAAAGATCGTGTACGTGAAACCACGACTACTACAGGCACATCTAGTCTGACTCTCGGAGGAGCAAGTGCTACCTTCGATACATTTGCATCAGTCATGTCAACAAACGATACGACTTACTACGCCATTGTGCATACAGCTAATGGAGTAGATGAGTGGGAGGTAGGACTAGGCACATACAGTGGCACTAACACTCTTGCACGAACTACAGTACTATCCAGTTCAAACGGTGGATCAGCAACAAACTTCTCAGCAGGAACTAAGTTTGTATTTATAACTTTACCTGCAAGCGTTGCTGCTCACCTTGATCCTGCATCTAATGACCACGATCTAAACTCTATAATCTCTTTTGGTAATCACGACACAGACGATCTATCAGAAGGATCTTCTAACTTATACTTCACCAACGCTAGAGCAGATGCACGTGTTGCTGCATCCACAGCCTTTGAGCCAGCAGGAACTGCTGTTGCACTAGCGATAGCTTTGGGATAGCAATATGGCAAATACATTTCTTAGAAAAACTTCACGTAGCATAGGAACATCAGCAGTTACGGTGGGAAGCTATACAGTGGGTGCAAGCACAGCTACAACCGTTATTGGTTTGTCTTGTGCTAACAGAACTACTGCAGCTATCACAGTTGACGTAACACACAACGATGGATCTAATGATACGTTTTTAGTTAAAACAGCTACCGTACCTAGTGGAGGCTCACTTGTTGT